GACGTTGAGATAGCAAGTGAAGTAGGATGGGACGCATACAAGCGTGTAGCAGACGAAATCATGACGATGCTCGATAGGACAGGATTGCTTCATGGCTACAGCTTCAACAGCTGGAGTGATGTAGTTCAATATAATGAAGCATTTATAGAGGAGTGGCTCGGAAGTCCACAGACCTCTTTATATTATTCTCTCCAAGTAATGGGTGATGTACAAGACAAGTCTGATGCCTATGCTGCATTAGCTGACACTGACATTGACAGTTACTTACAGGGAATCATAGATCAAGATACAACTATTGAATGTGACTGCCAACAATGAACCCCTACATAAAATTACAAAACAGAAAAAGAACATGGACACCAGTCCAACCTACTAAAGGAGTATTAAAAGAAGGTGCTGAAGAAACCATCAAGCGTGCACTCGCAATACGTCATATGGAGCTACCAGTTGGAGAATTTATTTCTCAGGGACTGGAGAGGACTGTCCCGCAAGCGGCGAGGGCACTTCTTGAGTCAAACGTACAAGACGAGATTAAACATGATCTCGCTTTGGGCTTCATTGTTGACGCCCATGGGGCTGATCCCCAAGCTGAACTTGAAGCAAAGAGGTTAAGAGATGCTTGGATCGACCACCCTGACCACACTATCACAAAGGCACTCGTTGCAGAGCGAGCTATATTCTTTGTTCTACTACCTATGTTTCGCTTTCTTGGTGATGCTGCTCTCAGAACAGTATCAGCTGATATATCCAGAGATGAACAGATACACGTTGCGACAAATAGTCTCGTATGTGCTGAGTTGGGTCTTGTTCCTAGCTCTTCTTTGGATAAGCTTCGGAAGGCAACTATACAATGGGTACTACAACCCCTAGCAGAAAACAATACTGATAAATATTTGTCGAAAAAATTTTGGGCAGATGCGAGCGATCAGTTAATGTATCAAGGTAAAGCACCTCAGTTTTCTGACACAAAAGCAGCTCGTATGCCCGCATTTTTTGAACATGCAAACACAAACCTACCCCAGTACGCTTAGTTTCCACTCAGAGAAACTCGAGAAACTGGTAGAGGATTTAGAAGCCAAGTTTGCTTGGTATCCTGTCCACCCCAAGGAGGATTTAGCCTCCATTATGTATCGCTCCGGACAACAGGACGTGGTACAGTATGTAAAATCTATTTTAAACGAAGACAATGTGTCTATTTAGATCAAGCACGCCAGCACCAATGCCTACCCCGGCTCCTATACAACCAAGGCAGCCTGACGTAGTGCAAGCATCAAGACTACCTAGCAAGAAAGAGTTAGTAGATCCTGATGAAGTAGCAGGCGTAGAGTATGGTACAACAGCTAAGACTGCTCCAAGAGGAACAGCTAAGAAGACTGGTACAGATGCTCTTAAAATTAATATCAATACACCGACAGCCGGTAGTACAACGGGTGGAATGAATGTATAAGGCAAAGGAAAGATACAATAAATTGTCATCAGGTAGAACACAGTTTCTTGACATGGCAGTTGAATGTTCTGAACTTACCTTACCTTATCTTATTACAAGAGACGACAACTTTAAAGGCAAGCGACAGCTGCTACAACCATGGCAGTCAGTTGGTGCTAAAGCTGTTGTCACATTGGCAGCAAAGCTTATGCTAGCTACCCTACCTCCACAGACTAGCTTTTTTAAGCTACAAGTAAGAGACGACAAGCTTGGAGAGACACTCGACCCACAGATACGCACAGAGTTAGACTTATCATTCTCAAAGATAGAGAGATTGATAATGGATTTCATAGCTGCATCTAATGACAGAGTTCAAGTACACCAAGCATTAAAACACCTGATCGTTGGTGGTAACGCACTTATCTTTATGGGTAAGGATGGTCTAAAGACTTATCCTCTCTCACGATATGTTGTAAACAGAGACGGTAATGGTAATGTTATAGAAATAATTACCAAAGAGCTAATTAGCAGAAAGGTTCTGGGGATAGCAAAACCTCCAGAGAAACAGGGACCGAACAGTAATGACCTTGGTCCAGATGAAGACGACGCTGAGGTATACACCTGTGTTAAGATGGATGAGAGTAGCGGTAGTTGGAGATGGCATCAAGAAGTGGACGACATGATCCTAGAAGGTAGCCAGAGCACAGCACCGAAGAACGCCTCACCATGGTTAGTGCTTCGATTCAATACAGTAGACGGAGAGGACTACGGACGTGGTAGAGTAGAGGAATTTATAGGAGACTTACGTAGTCTTAATGGATTGTCCCAAGCTCTCGTAGAGGGTGCAAGTGTTGCAAGTAAAGTTATCTTTCTTGTCTCACCTTCATCAACTACAAAGCCGCAGACCTTATCGAAAGCCGGTAACGGAGCTATCATACAGGGTAGACCAGAAGATGTAGGAGTCGTGCAAGTCGGTAAGACAGCAGACTTCTCCACAGCTGCACAGATGTCGCAGTCAATAGAAAAGAGAATACTCGAAGCGTTCTTAGTGATGAATGTAAGAAACGCTGAAAGGGTCACAGCTGAAGAAGTACGTCTGACACAGCTAGAGCTAGAGCAATCCCTCGGCGGACTGTTCAGCTTACTAACGGTAGAGTTTTTAGTACCCTACCTAAACAGAACTCTGTTAATATTACAGAGATCAAACCAGATACCAAGACTACCTAAAGATGTCGTTAGACCTAAGATAGTAGCCGGTATTAACTCACTCGGTAGAGGACAAGACAATGAAAGCTTAACTAGATTCATGGCTACCGTAGCACAGACGCTAGGACCAGAAGCTCTTGTTAAGTTTGTTAACCCATCTGAGGCTATACAAAGACTAGCAGCAGCACAGGGTATAGATGTACTCAACCTAATCAGAACTCCAGAAGAACTACAGGCAGAGCAGCAGAAGCTTATGCAAATGCAGGCACAGAAGTCACTCGTCGACCAGACAGGACAGATTGCAGGCACACCACTCATGGATCCACAGAAGAATCCACAGTTGGCAGAGCAAGCATCAGCCGCTATCGAAGGTATAGCTGGAGCACCAGTACCACCACAAGAATAGAATGGCAGCAGAAGAACAAACATTTACAGTTACAGATCAGCAACCAGAAACAGAAGTCCTTACCGAAGAGGAACAGGACTCTCTGGCTGTTGGTGAGAAGTTAGTAACTGAACAAGAAGGATTACTAGCTGGTAAATATAAATCAGCTGAAGAGTTAGAGAAAGCATACAAAGAACTGGAAGCAAAGCTAGGTGATAACACAGAGCAAGCTCAACCAGAACCAGAAGCCGAACCAGAACCTACTACACTATCTGACAACGCTAGCATAATTACGTCAGCATCAGACGAGTACTATAAAAACGACGGTAAGTTATCACCAGAGACATTACAAAAGTTTTCCAACATGTCCAGTCAAGACTTAGTTAACGCATATCTAGAGGTAACTAAGAGCCCAGACTGGCAGGCAGCACCTCCAGCTGAAGTAGCTGATATATCTGATGCACAGATAAACCAAGTTAAGAACGCAGCAGGTGGTGATGCAGCATATCAGAATATGGTACAATGGGCAGGGCAGAATTTAGACGCTAAGTCTATCGAAGCCTTTGACCAGATCATAAATACTGGAAGTCTCGATGCTATTAACTTTGCAGTTAAGGGATTGAAGTCACAGTATGATGCAGCAAATGGAATAGAAGGTACAATGGTACAAGGTAAAGCAGCACCTAATAGAGGTGACGTCTTTCGTAGCCAAGCCGAACTGGTAGCAGCTATGAGTGACAGAAGGTATGATAACGACCCTGCCTACAGGCAAGATGTTATCGAAAAACTTGACAGATCAGACTTATCATTTTAGGAATTTAAAAAATGCCAGCAGGGAAAGGGACTTACGGAAGTAAGAAAGGAAGACCACCAAAGAAAAAAGTGTCAAAGGGACTAGCCGCACTCGCAAAAAAACGACCAAAAGTTGCGGCTGCAATCATGAAAAATAAGAGGAAAAAATAATGGCACATCCTCCGGGACAATTACCACCTTATAAAAAGCCTGATAAACCTGATAGCCCTTGGGAGCCGGGTAAATCCCCTGCTCCATCAAGGGATGATAGGTTAGCTAGAATGAGAAAGAGGACAAACAACAATGTCAACGAAGCGTAAAGATTTGCAGATTGCAAACATAACTCCAAAAGATTTTAGCCCACCACCTTTTAGATACTTTAATCATATTAGAACACCAGCTATTAGAGAACAGGAAATGAAACATTTTAAAAATTTCATTGAGTCTATGGGTGGTAGTACAAAAGGTTTTGTAAAGAATAGCAAGAAGAATGATTTAAAGATAGCCAGTGAGACACTAGACTCATCCATCATGAACTATGTAACTGAAAAAGGTTTCTTCTTAGATGGATCTGGTAAATCTTACATGCAAACCGGCGGAAAGTTCTATGACGCTGGGGAATACAATCCTGATATACATGGACTGCCTGTACCTCTTGCAGAAAAACAAAAGAAACAAAGATCTAAATTACAGATAGCATAATGGCTGTAAAGAAAAAGAACGTGAGTCTCAAGATGGGCAAGCACAAGTCTCGCACAGGAGGACTCACAGCAGCCGGTAGAAAAAAATACAACGCAGCTACCGGCTCTAACCTCAAGGCTCCTCAGCCCGGAGGAGGTCCACGTAAACGCTCGTTCTGTGCTAGGATGAAGGGTGTTAAAGGACCAATGAAAAAACCAAACGGCAAGCCTACACGAAAGGCACTTGCTCTACGTAAATGGAAATGCTAACATGGCTAAACGAGGATTATATGCAAACATTCACGCCAAGAGAAAGCGTATCAAAGCAGGCTCTGGCGAGAAGATGAGAAAGGTGGGTTCTAAGGGCGCTCCCACCGCCGCTGCTTTTAGAAAGTCAGCGAAAACAGCAAAACCTTACAAGAGAAAAACTAAGAAAAAATGATAACTACCGATACTGATGGTAGAGAAAACATCTACCCAAACGAACCACCCATTCAACTATTACCCCCAAGAAAACTAATGTCACCAGAAGCAGAAAGATTTAATGGCTGGGCAGCAATGCTCGGTTTCGTAGCAGCTGTAGGAGCCTACGCAACAACAGGACAAATCATACCCGGTATATTCTAATGGCAGCAATCTCTGTAACAAGAGGTACTAGCACTAGCAACTGGGAAAGATTTTGCCAATGGGTTACAAGCACAGAGAACCGCCTATATGTAGGTTGGTTTGGTGTACTTATGATCCCTTGCTTATTAGCAGCAACAACTTGTTTTATATTAGCCTTCATCGCAGCACCGCCTGTAGACATAGACGGCATACGTGAGCCCGTTTCCGGCTCGTTATTATACGGAAACAATATTATATCTGGAGCAGTCGTTCCAAGCTCCAACGCAATAGGACTGCACTTTTATCCGATCTGGGAAGCCGGCACTTTGGACGAGTGGCTATACAATGGCGGACCATATCAACTCGTTGTCTTTCATTTCCTCATAGGTGTAGCAGCTTATGCAGGCAGACAATGGGAGCTATCATACAGACTTGGCATGAGACCATGGATTTTTGTTGCTTACACAGCACCACTATCCGCAGCTCTTGCAGTCTTTCTTGTCTACCCATTCGGTCAGGGGTCATTCTCTGACGGCATGCCCCTAGGTATCAGTGGAACATTCAACTTCATGTTTGTCTTCCAAGCGGAACACAACATCCTTATGCACCCCTTTCATATGCTCGGAGTTGCGGGCGTGTTTGGTGGTAGTTTGTTTAGTGCTATGCACGGAAGCCTTGTTACTTCCTCAATCATTAGGGAGACCACGGAAGACGTTTCACAGAACTATGGTTACAAGTTTGGTCAAGACGAGGAAACATATAACATTGTAGCCGCACACGGTTACTTTGGTAGACTCATTTTCCAATATGCTTCTTTTAATAATTCTCGTAGCTTACATTTCTTTTTGGCTACTTGGCCCGTGGTTGGCATATGGCTCACCTCAATGGGCATCTGCACCATGGCTTTCAACCTTAATGGTTTTAACTTTAATCAGTCCATCGTTGACGCAAACGGCAAGATCGTTCCAACTTGGGCAGACGTTGTAAACAGAGCTAACTTAGGCTTTGAAGTTATGCACGAGCGTAACGCACACAACTTTCCACTTGACTTAGCATTAGCTGAGTCTACAAATGTAGCCCTAACAGCACCAGCTGTAGGGTAAGTCCACGTCCGTTCATCCCGCAAGGGACGCATGACAACCTAGCATGGAACGGGGCTAGGGTATATGGGAGATTACAATGCAAGTAACTTACGTATATCGTGGCATTGCTTACACAAAATTTGTGAAGTAATAACAGCAGGGGAGCACCTCAGAGTCGGACTCCCCCGCCCTTGGCACAAGCCTCTACGGAGATACCTTATGCCGTCTAGACGGTGGGATAGACCACAAACAATCTCGAGAAAAATTTGTACAAAGCAATATCAATCCTTATAATCCATAACAATGGCACAACAGAATAGCACATTAACCACGGCTCTAACTAGCCCCGGTGCTAATAATGGTGCTGCTTCTACTACCGCAGATAGGAGAGCCCTTTATTTAAAGTTGTTCAGCGGGGAAATGTTCAAAGGATTTCAGCGTAACACAATCGCTAGAGACCTTGTAATGAAGAGAACACTTACAAACGGTAAGTCACTTCAGTTCATTTTCACCGGTAGAACAACAGCCGAGTATCATACACCCGGCAACAGCATACTAGGTAACTCCGATGGAGCACCTCCAGTAGCTGAAAAGACAATTACATGCGATGACCTATTAATCAGTTCAGCATTTGTCTATGAGCTAGACGAGACACTAGCACACTACGACCTACGTGGTGAAATATCCAAGAAGATCGGATACGCTCTTGCTGAGAAGTACGACAGAAAGATCTTCAGATCAATCACTAAAGCTGCAAGACAAGCTAGCCCAATCACTAAGGCTAACTTCATTGAGCCCGGTGGAACACAGATCAAAGTTGGTGCAGCAGGCACAAATGCTGACCAAGCTTACACAGCTACCTCACTAATCAACGCTTTCTACGATGCAGCTGCTGCACTAGATGAGAAAGGTGTATCTCAGGATGGTAGAGTGGGTGTACTTAACCCAAGACAGTACTACGAACTTATCCAAGAGACAGGTTCTAACGGTCTTATTAACAGAGACGAGACAGGTGACGCATTACAAACAGGTAATGGCGTTGTTGAAATCGCTGGAATCAAGATCTACAAGTCAATGAATATACCATTCTTTGGTAGATTCGGTACTAAGTACGGTTCTGTATCAGGCACAAACCCCGGAGTAACAGATCCCGGAAACACAGGAAGCTTCACAGAAGTTGAAATGGTTGACGAGACAGCTGGCTCAGGTGCTGTTAAAACTGTAAACTCTTACGGTAATGGTACATCTGACTTCGAGAACTCATGCGGATTAATCTTCCAGAAGGAAGCTGCTGGTGTTGTTGAAGCAATCGGACCACAAGTACAGGTAACATCTGGAGACATTTCAGTTGTATACCAAGGTGACGTGATCCTTGGAAGACTAGCAATGGGAGCAGACGCACTTAACCCTGCTGCTGCTGTTGAGTTGTACGCTGGTACAAACACAGCCCCATCAGGCTTCTAATTTTTATTCTTATACGGGGGCTTCGGCTCCCTTTTTTTCTTATGGCTACCACAACTATTGACACCGATACCGAACTATCCGCAGTGAACTCTATACTGGGTAGCATAGGTCAAGCACCAATAACACAATTAAAAGATCCCACCACTGGAGCTATAGCTAACGCTAACCCAGAAATACAATTTATATATAACTTACTACGTGATGCTAATGTTGACACACAGGCGGAAGGCTGGCACTTTAACAGAGAACGTCATGTAACATTTAACAAAGATTCCACTACAAATAAGATAGCTATATCAGATGACATAGTTAAGATAGATTTACCAGACAACTGGAGTAGAAGACATTATAACTTTGTTAGACGTGGCGGATTCTTATATGATAAGATTAAACATACTGATGTCTTTACTGACATGTCTGACTCAATCGAGTTAGATGTTATTAGACTATATAACTACGAAGATCTACCACCAGTATTTAAAAGATATATAACTTACAGAGCCTCACGTATGGCAGCTACACAGCTTGTAGCTAACCCACAACTTGTACAACTATTAGGACAGCAAGAAGCACTAAGTCGTGCTGCTCTTATGGAGTACGAGTGTAACCAAGGCAATCATAGTATGTTTGGATTTGAAGATGATACAGCATACAACACTTATCAACCATGGAGAAATATTAGAAGATAATGGCAGGCATTACACAAACTATCCCTAGCTTTGTCTCGGGCATTTCAGAACAACCAGATCACTTAAAATTCCAAGGACAGCTAACGGATATTGTAAATGCAATACCTGATATTACACTTGGACTATATAAAAGACCGGGTGCAAAACGTATAGGAACTACACCTCTTGCTAATGTACAGAGTGGTGGCTCTTGGTTTCATTACTTTCGTGATGAGACCGAAGGATCCTACGTGGGTCAAGTAGCAGCTGATGGGCAAGTCAGAGTCTGGCGTTGTAGTGATGGATTACAGATGACTACAGCCTATGGTACTGGCGGTCAAACAGCTATACAAAATTATCTTGCAACAAGTGAACCAGAAAATTTACAATTCCTTACTATCAACGACACTACCTTTGTTAGCAGTCGTGATAGTTCTAATGCTAATACTTTAGTAGGTCAGACTGGTACTACAGATGATAGACCAGAAGCACACTGTGCTATGATAGAGCTACTGAGAACAGAAAACGGACGTCAATATGGTATAAATATATTTGACTCTACATCTACAGGTAATCTAACTACACTCAAACGTGCAACTAAAGTTAAGATTACAGACAACTCTTATAGCGAAGCAGATGGCACAGGTCACTGCCCCGGTATAGGTACAGAGGTTTTTGCAGTTACAGCTAAAAGTAGTTATGGTGCTACAGAAAATATAACTCATGTTAAAAATAGTAGTGGTACTACTCTTACAACAGGTAAGGATAATTTAGTCTTTCGTGCTACAGCTCTAGGTCAGCAAGGTGTTAGCCCTAACTATAGTGCTAGCAGTAATGGACCGGGTGGTAGTAACTACAGATGTAGCTACAACCTAGAAGTTGTGTTACTACATGGTGGAGAAGGTTGGGAAGTAGGCGACGTAGTACGAGTTGTACCAGAAGCTGCCGACGAAGCAGCTAGTGGTAACAGTCAAGCATACTTAGATGTTACAGTTACAGAAATAGAAACAACAACTCTTAAAGCTACACTTACTAATAATGGTGATGGTTTAGTACGTCCTTCTCCTACACCTTTTGATGCTGATACAGCTGTAACTGCTGATACTATACTAGCCGGTATGGTAGCTCAGTTACCTACTGGTATTACTGCTAAGGTTATAGGACCGGGTATATATCTATCTAGTAGCTCTCCATTTAACGTAGAAATAGCAGAAGAAGACCTGATGAGAGTCTTCCAAAAGTCAGTTAATGACGTTACACTTTTACCTAATCAGTGTAGACATGGGTATATTGTTAAAGTACAAAATGCTCGAATGTCAGATGAAGATGATTACTACCTTAGATTTACTGGAGAAAATAATTTAGATGGTGCAGGCTCGTGGAGTGAATGTGCAAAACCGGGTATAACTAAAACTTTGACTAATATGCCGTTAGTTATACAGCGTACAGCTACGACTACATTTACTGTTAAGCAGTTTACCTATGAAGATAGACGTGTAGGAGACGAAAATACTAATCCTATGCCTACATTTGTCGGTAAACGTATCAATAAAGTACTATTTTTCCGTAACAGATTAGCATTATTAGCAGGGGAAAACGTCATATTATCTCGCCCCGGTACATTAGGTACACCTGATTTCTTTATAGAATCGGCTCTTACTGTATCTGCTAGTGACCCTATAGACATATCTGCCGCCTCTATGTTTCCATCTGATATATTTGATGGTATAGAAATCAACGCCGGACTGTTAGTATTTAGTACAAACCAACAATTTTTACTCTCTACAGATGATACTGTACTAAATCCAGATACAGCCAAGCTACGTAGTGTATCTACATTTAACTATAATAAAGATATACCTCCTATATCACTAGGTACTACCATATCTTACCTTGATAACTCTGGTAAATTTAGTCGATTGAATGAAATGGCTAACACATCTAGAGAAGGAGAGCCTGATGTTGTAGAAATTAGCAAGCTAGTACCTACATTACTACCAAAAGATTTAGATTTATTTACTAACTCACGAGAAAACTCTCTTATATTGATAGGAAAAACTAACTCTGACACAGTATTTGGTTATAAATATTTAGCTATAGGTGATAGAAGACAGCAACAAGCATGGTTTAAATGGAAACTTAACAATCCGTTACTGTATCATTTTATTATAAATGACGAATATTTCTTTTTAGATACAGATAACTTCTTACAAAGTATAAAACTTGTACAGGCTGACACTGATCCTACTATTACACAGGATGATATTCTTTATCAGATACATCTAGATAATCATACTACTGTAACTGGTGGCGTATACAATGCAAGTACAAACTTGACAACATTTACTAACCAATCAGATTGGATAGATCAAGTCACTTCACCTAATTATAGTCTAGCTATCATTGACTTAAATACTAACTCAACTCGATTAGCAAGGTATGCTTTACCTACTGTAATTAATGGGGATGACTTTACAGTTCCCGGAGACTGGTCTACAGGTTCGTTTACTATAGGTTATTTATACGAGTATCTAGTTAAGTTTCCTAGAATTTATCCTAAAAAGATCTCTGGAGAAAAATCTTTTGCCGATGTTAACTCATCACTTATTTTACACAGACTTAAACTACACTTTGGTAAGATAGGTCTTTATGAAACAACACTAACACGTGTAGGTAAATCTGATTATACAGAAGTTTATGAATCATCATTGCTAGATGAGTATGATGTGTCAGACGCACCTTACTTAGAAGAGTATATTAAAACTATACCTGTTTACGAAAAGAATAAAAACGTAGATATTACACTTAAATCAAGTCACCCAGCTCCAGCTACCCTAAGAGCAATGGCATGGGAGGGAGACTATTCACCATTATTTTACAAACGTGCCTAATTACATACACCCAATTACAATCGAGGCTGCCACAGAGGTAGCCTCCAACCTACGCTTAGAAGACTACAGAGAGGTCACAGAAGGCCACGGACTAGATCCGAGGGTGTTTCTACCTATGGTCGCTAAAGAAGGCTCTGCTGTGTATTTCACAGTCCCTGACGGCAAGACTGCCGGACTAGCCGGAGTAGGAGACGGTGGAGCTATTTGGATGTTATGCACTCCAGAGATTCATCGTTATCCCATCACATTTGCAAGAGAAGCCAAGCGGTATGTCGATAGCCGTGAAGAGCCTCTATTGTGGAACATAGTAGACTGTAGAAATACAGTACATTTAAAACTGTTAAAGTTTTTAGGTTTTAAGTTCTTACGTAAAGTTAAGAATGGACCATATCAATTAGATTTTATAGAATTTTGCCGTGTGCGTAGATGCTAATGCAGCTCGAAGACAAGCTGCTCAACAACGATGGATGGAGAAGGATGCTAAGTATCGTTCAGAATCCCTAAAATATTGGAACAGAGAAACGTCTGCTGTTCGTGGTATGCAACGTGCTGCCACAGGTTATAGCCGAGCTATTAGTAATGACTATCAACGAGCCTTGTATGTACAGGGTCAAGCTAGAAAAGCTTACCAAGCAGGCTTTATAAAATATCAACAAACAAAAGGCTCAGTTAACGAAGGTGGTCGAGATAGAAGATCCACAAAGAAAGGTTTAGTTGCCCTAACAAGAGCAAGAGGACAACTAGATAATGCTGTACAAAAAGAGTTTGGAGTACAGATGCAAAGACGCTACAGAACTAGACTACTAAAGAAACAAAGTGTGCAAGCACAAACAAGACAATCACTTGGTATACGACCAGAGTATGGTGCTCCAGTATTAATGCCTCCATCTGATAGATTAAGCGGTGCATTAGATATAGCAAGTACTATCGTAGGTCTTGTAAGCGGAGTTGGTGATATAAGTAAAATGTTTAGTAAAAGTGCGGGCGAAGGTTTAAAAGGTTTAGACAGTTTAAAAAGTATAGGTATGGGTTCAGATCTTCTTGAATCTGCCATTGAAGCACCGGTTACGATTGGTGGTGGTATACTAGGAGCAGATCCGTTTGCAGACTATATGACAGGAGAATTTAGCTCATGACACAATCTTATTTTGAATATCTAGGGAGACAGGAAGCTGCTCCCTTTACTAACGAAAAGTTAGATTATGAACAAACAGAACCTGATCTAACTAAAAAAGTCAACGAACAGATTGACAGAAACATCAAAGATAGAGAAAAGTTTTTTGCGGCTCAGATTGCTGATTATAATGCTACAGCCGGTAGAACTTCTAAAAATTTAAAAAATCTTTTAGGTCTTACTAGAACTGGTAAAGCTTATTTAGATAAACGTCAGGAGTATGCAGAAGATAGAAAAGCTTTTGAAGAATTACAAAAAATATATAACGACCCCATGAAACGTGGGCAGTATGCTATTATTGAAAAGAATCTTCAAGAAGTAGAAGGTGATCTAAAGAATGATGAAAATGTAGAAATAGCAACTATCGAAACAACCGGTGCAGATACAACAGGTCAAATTGTATCAGGTACACAACTACTTGATTTTAAAAAATCTATAACATCTGAAGAGTTTTTAAATGGTAGGCATGCTGCAAAAAGTATGCAAAACTACTGGTCTAAATACTTAGAAATAGCTAGAGGTAGTTTACTATATAATAATAAGTTATATGAAGACTTAACATTTTCAGAGAAGCAAGAGTGGATGAAAGTTGCAGGGGCTAACTTTGTAGCTATGTTTGCTAAGTCTAATCCTCGGATGACTGAGCATCAAGTTATTACACACTTTATGCCTAACTTTGATAAAACTTCTAGGTCGTGGGATAGCCAGTCATTTGATATAGAAAACAATGCTGTGGACGAGGTACGTTCTAACACAGCTACTCAAAACTATATTAATGGTATCAAAGTAGCAGCTGAAGCATGGAACAATCCTAACGTTGAAAATGCTACAATTAGTAGTGTTTATTCTCAGTCTGGTTTTATACAGAATAAAATAGAAATACTGACAGCAAAAGGTGACCCTAACCCTGCTAAAACAGCTAATGCTATGTGGACTGATATGATTATTAAAAACATAGATCAGTTCGACGAACAGGATATAGAATATATATTGTATCATGATATGTTTGAAGCCAAGCAACATAAAGGTACTGGTAAATTATCTAGTTATGCTGAGATACAACCGGCTAATGCTAATAAAATAGCAAATGCTTTTATTGATCAAAACAAAAAAGATAATAGAGCTTCAGAAATAAAGAGACGTGATGATATAATATTAAAGCTTGAGAATGGTCAAGAAGTTCCACAAGATGTACTCACTACATTTAGTAATGAAGATATCAGAACTCAAGTGGAAGAAGCACTAGCAAAAGGTGAAGCAACCGAATTTAGTCGACCTGAGTTTAGTGTTAAGTCTGACTTATTTAGGCAACTATCTGATAATAGAGCTAAAGAGTTAGCTGCACTAAAAGGTGATCCCGGAAAATATGGTGATGCTACGTGGCGACTTACTACAACAGATAGCATTTACGATCAAGCAGGTGAGTATTTTAAAGATCAGTAC